TGGGAAAATATCGAGATCGAAACAAATATTCGGATGCCTGGTGAGGTAAACAACAAAGAACGTTATGTCATTGAGGACGGTGAAATCCTCTCTGACCCACTCACCACGTATCACCTCCTTTTAGAGCGAGCTTTGCTCGACACAACTTTCTCAAAAATGCAGGGTTTATCAGAGCCTCTCAAAGTGAGAACCATCACGAAAGGAGCCACATTCAGAACAACTGCTTTGCAAATGTTGCAGAAAAGTCTACACTCACACCTAAGACGGATGCCTTAGTTCAGGCACATTGGTGAGGAATTCACACCCACCACTTCGTCCCAGTTTAGGAAACGCATTGAAGCGTTCGTGAGGTCAGACAAGCAGAACTTTATCCTGAATGGTGACTACAGCGCGGCGACAGACCATTTAAAACTGTCGGTGGTCCACTGCATTGCTCTAACACTAATCGCTCGTATCCAGGCCGAAATCAAGACTCTTCCGAGTTGTTCTCAGAAGTCTATGCTAAGCCTTTGGTGCGATCTCGTCTACACAGAGTTACTAGCCACCTAGTACCTTATTCCAGCAGAACTCCCCAAGGGATGTTCGCCCGAGGAGGCGGCAAAGCCGCAAACCTAGGGTTCTTGCATGGGTGGTCAGTTGAGCTTCATCGTACTCTGTATTGCTAACGCTTTTTGTGCGGACGAGACTCTGAGAAGAGGGGGCATGGAAACGCCCTTTTACCTCATCAACGGAGACGATCATATTATACCTGCTAACCCCGTCATCTTACATCATTACAAGATTGTGACGGATGCTCTAGGATTCAAAATCAATTAAGAGAAATCCATCAAGAGCAGAAAGTTTTTGTGTCTTAATTCAACTCTCATTGCCTCAAAAGGGCAACGGGTCCACTACACCAACTTGGCGTTCCTCGGGAACAAAACATTTGATGGCACTAGTATCTGTGCCGCCTGGTCGGACCTAATGAGAGCCAATTGCTCTAACAAAGATCGTGTCAAAGGTTTGTTTATAACTGCACGAAAGGAGGATCTAAAGAAGATCTCTTATGGTGGACTACTCAACCATCAACTTATGGTTGAAGAAGGAGGTTTAGGCATCCTAACACCTGACGAGCTGTCCCGAAAACAGCGGGATAAGAAGAGAGTCAAAA